GATCCCACGCTTCGAGTAAACTATCAAGCATTAAGTTCTACAACTGTTACAGAGATAACTTATTGTTGGCAACAGTCACCACCAACATGTCCAGGGCAAGATGAAATAGATATTGTTGAAGATATTATAGATGACATCGACACTATTATTTATGAAATACCTGATGATTTTTTTGAGCCAGAGCCTATTCCAATAGATATTGAATACTCATTTAATCCTGATTTGTTTGAAGAAGAAGAGTTTGATATACAAGATGAGTATCTGGTGATGGATGAATTTTTTTTTGAAGACGATTACTATCAAGATGACTTTTACGAAGACATTGAATTGGCGTACATTCCTGAAACAAATATGGATATGGATGTAGAAGTATTTAATGAACTACCACCAATAGAAGTGTTTGAAGAGATGCCTATAATAGAAGAAGTGTATGAAGCTGTGCCTGAAACAATGTTTGTAGAAGAATTTACAGAAGAAATGCAAGAAGAATTTATAGAAGAAGTTGAAGAATATTTTGAGGAGATTGTAAATGCCGACACTATTGAAGATCCTGTGGAGACAGGAACAAATATGGAACTCGCAGAAGGAACTGCAACCATGGATGCCGATGAGGAGTTTGTTGAAGTGGCTGAAGAAGTTATTGAAGAAGAGCCAACAGAAGAGATAGCAAGTGAAATTGAAGAGCAACCCAGTAGCGAAGAGCCTATTGCAAACGAACCAGAACCAGCAACAGAAGTTGCCGAACAAGAAGAAGCAATCGAGGAACCAATTAAAGCAGAACCTAAAGGAGACGTGGAAGTTGATCTAGATATTAAGGTTGCAAAAATTGAGCAGGCTATACAAGGTAAAATAAAAAATGTTGCACAACAAATAGATGCAACACTAACAGTTATAAATGAAGTAGTTAGTAGAGAAATGATATCTCAAGAACCTGATATGTCATCATACTTTAATACTAATATGGCATTGTTTGATGCTAAAGAACTACCATCAGGTAATGCTGATTTCTTTATACAGGCTAGTCTTAATAGCTACAGCAAACCTATTTATGTTACACAAGTAAGTATAGCAGGTACAGATCCTGTAGTGCAACATCAAATTAAAGTAAACAACGCAAAACAAAAAACAAATCAAGCGTATAGAAAATTAAAGGAGTTATTAAATGCAAGGAATGTTCAGTAAACTATCATCTTATGCCGCACTTATTGGTGTAATTGGTGCCATCGGTGGTGGCTTCATGGCTTGGGGTGAGTTTAATAATCGTATAGCACAACTAGAAGATAAAGAATTTATAGTCAATGAGACTGTAGATTTATCAGGAATCATTAAAGAAATAGAAGCAGTTAAAGGTGATGTTAAAATCAATGGAGCTGCTTTAGAATATCTTGATGCAAAGATAGAAGAAATAAAAGCAGAACAAAATAACCCACTACTTAACTAGAGGATAAAATGGTAGACACATTAGCACCAAAGAAAATATTTACACAAAGAGAGTTAGACACAAAGTTAACTCCTATAGGTGAGCAGGTACTTAGATCAAGAGCAAGACCAAAACTTTTAGACACAACACCTGTGTTTGGAACAGAGACTTCTTTATTAGATAGACAGGCTAAATCTGAACAGGACAAGGCACAAGCTATGATGTCTCCTGTAGAAGAACAAGAGCAGAATGTACAATCTTCTCAAGAAACTTTAGATACAAAACAAACTGGAGAAAGAGTTAAAGAAGATACTCCACAAGGTTTAGTAATGAAGCCCATATCATATGCGGCTAAAGGCATAGATGATAAAGAAATTAGTGGCCCTATTATAGTTGGAGAAATTGGTCCAGAAATGATTGTACCTACAGGAGATGGCAAGATAAGTATATTACCAACTAAGATAGTTGCAGGAATTATGGACAAGCCTACAAAAAAAGCACAAATGGGAATGGAAGATGTGACTATAGGGTCTGCTACTATGATGCCCCCAAGTGGTCCTCCTTTAAAGACAACTGATTCGCAAGCATTAGGTATGATGCCCCCAACTGGTCCTCTTCCTACTATGTCCTATGGAGATTTAGTATCGGAGAATGATTTAGACCAAAAGCAACAATTTACAGATGCATTTAATCGTATTAGTATAGCTAAAAATACATTGCTGGGAGGCAAGATAGATAAAAAAGGTCAAGATAGAATATATGGATTTGGTAAACCATATGGATCATCTGTAAATAGTATTATAGATAAAAACTTTACAGATATTATAGAGCCATCAATAAAAGATAATCAAACTTTATTAAATAATTTACCTAAAAATATTAATGTGTCTGATATTAGTGGATCAATAAGAGATTCATTTAAACACGGATACACTGCTGGTTATTTTAATTTAGTGCAAGGTCGTAATATTGCTAATGAATTTGGATCTGATTTAGGAGAAAGGCTTGTTACTAATTTAGATATACCTAATAATAAAAGTAATATAAAGAATGAAGATACAGCGACTGTAAATGATATGCGTAAAAATTTAGTAGAAAACTTTAAACGTAATAAAAATACTGATAAAAATAAAGAACTTATTATGGACGCTTATATGGATATAAATAATAATAGAGTGGGTATGGATATTGCGGATCAAGCAAAAGAAAATTTAGGATTTAAATCTAATGATAAACTTTCTGGAGAAAACTTAGTTTTAGTTGAAGCAGAATTTCAAAAACTATATACAGAAAATTTTATAAACACATTAAATACATATGATGGAGATACTACTTATTCTGGATATGAAAATCTTCCAACAGATAAAGAATTAAAAGACTTAATCTATGGAGAAGAAGGGGGACCTCTTAAAAATAGAATTAAGTCTTTATTTAAAGATAAAGTTAAAGATAAAGGGACACCTAAACAAATTATAAGATATAACCCTATAATGATTAATGAACGTAAAAAAGATCAACAAGAAAATTTTAGAGAAACATCTAGAGGAAATCCTAATACCTTTAGTGAAAGGTAATTACTCTTTAATCTTATAAGGATCTGTACTTAATCTAGGAACCTTGCCTTCAAACTTTTCACCTGCTAATATACTTTCTATATTCTTTTGTATATAAACAACAGCAGAACCTATGATAGAGTCTTTAGTAAAAGTTTCTGCTATCTCTTTAAGGCTACATCCATACTGTAGTAATAAAGATACTGCTTTACCAGATGCTCTAAGCTCTCTATCTAATGTGCTTTCATTTGGTTTTATCTTAACCCAGATAGCCATAGGAGTTATACCTTGTGCATTTATTGTGTAGTCTACAATAGCTACAACTCTTCTATCGTCAATGTCCATACGGACTGTATTACTTCTCATTCTATTTGGTACTTCTAATCTTGCCACGTTATCCATTATAACCTTTCTATTAAATCTTTTATTTCGTAATTAAGTTTTTCAGCATTGCTTGTACAATGCCTGATTACCGCAGATAAAATATTAGCATGAAACTTTTCGTCTATACTATTTAGTTCTTCATGCACAACACTTGGATCTGGGTAATCTAGGTTGATCGCTATCTCATTTGATCCTGTCAAATGAACATTCATTCCAAACAGATAAGAATTATTTTTTGCCATCTGCATTCTTCGCTACAAAGTCAGCCCCAATGTTTGGATCTAGTTCTCTTAAACCTTTTGATAGTACTTCAATACCTTGAACCACTTCTCCATAAGGTCTAGTAAATAGATATCTTAGTATGCTCTGTACCTGTGATCCAGATATTATATATTGTTTATCCATTTGTTGATGAGCTGCTTGCATTTGCTCATCTGCTTTAGCTTCTGCCATTTTATTCTCCTTTTATTAAAATTTTTCTTTCTTAGATATAGTAAACTCAAACGTTTCTACCTTAGTTGATACTTGGGTAGCATAAAGGTGCACATTCGCTTGTGTGTGCAAGTTTGACCCCTTTAACTGTATTCTGTTATTTTTAATCCCTCATCATCGTTCAACCCTCCATCTCTATTAATAACTCTGTGTTTAATCATAGTTGCATCAAATGTTTCTTTTAAAAAGTTAATTACTTTACGTTCATCAAACTCTTTACAAGAATAAACATCTAACTGCATAGTCCCCCACTCATTCCATATGTGCATAGCCGCATGGCTTGTACTTAATAGTAATGTAGATGTCCATCCAATGTTGCCTTGATCTTTTACATACTTTGCAATCGGTCCACCAATTAGTTTCATCTCTATTTTTTCTACTAAGTTCTTCATAAAGCCTATTACTATTTTTTTCTCATCTTCATTTGGAAACTTATTTACTTTTGCAAATACAAGTAGATGTTTATGTATAGGTTGCATCACTACTCTGCCTCTCTTTCTGTTTCTACATTTAGCACTTCAACTATTAATCTATTTAAATACCATTGTGCTTTTTCTAAATCTTGTACAGGCTGTCCTTTATACTTATATCTAGCCATGTACTTCATGCACGCACCTTTTAGATATCCATGAAACTCTTCAGTAGTCATTGACTCTCTAATCAATTCAATAGTTTCTGTATTAGATTGTCTATAATGCTGTGGAAAATTTACATCATCTGCCATACCTTTTCTTTACCTCCTGTACATTAACAGTTTCAATATCATACTCTCCACCTTTTACATTACGTTTAACTATAAGCCCACTCCACCATAGTCTCTGTGTATTATATGCGTATGCTTCTCTGTGTGTCAAGTAGCAACCTGCAGATAATCCCATAATTTTTTTACCAGATGGTTTAGATGCAATAGCATAATCTAGTAGATGAGAATGCCCAACAGTAGAGGATACTTTATTCTTATTAACCAATGCTCTAGCCATGTTCTCTCCAGATATAGCCGTACCCATAACCCCACTAGGAAAATTGTGTGAGTAGTATACGCCATCTATGACTGCAGGATATCTGTAATCATAGGTATGCCACCCATACTCTGGATACTTTAGATCCTCTATAGTCATGTGACCTTCAAGCTCTGGGTTATCTTCTACCATACGAAGTATACGATCTTCATGATTACCCAATAGCATGTGCATCTCTGCATCATGTTTGCCAATACCATCATTAAACTTTTGTAGTGCATCATGTGCATGCTCTATATCTTTCTTATATCTTCTACCTTCAAATGATTTTTTCTTTCTATCATAACTAGACATAGAATCCATACTTGCAAAGTCTCCCATACAAATTACTTTATCTACCTTTAAGTCTTTAGCCATTCTGCCTGCCCAAGTAAATCTTTCATTGCTAGCATGAGGTGTACAATGGGGGTCTCCTATTACTAAGTGTGTTGTCATTAATTTAAGTCTCCTTTTTTAAAATTAAATAGGTCAATAATATTGCTGTGTTCTTTTCCATTCTCTGAAGAATGAACATCGTCTTCATAGAATCCTTGCATGCCCTCTTCATATATTATATCAGCATTTGTAGTAACAAATCTAATTAATCCTTTTGCTATGTAAGAGCATATGTCTCTCTCTGTTGGTGGCTTTGGATCTAATATGCCACATGTAAATCCTTTTTCATGTGGTGTAATTACTACAGATACCGAACTAAATATATCTAACTTCTTTACATTATCATCGAAGTCGTCAATCATACTAGCCCCATCAGTTCATCAATACCTTTTACTTCTTCATCATCTACAGATTTGCCTTCTTTTAGAAGCTTTTCTTTTTTATGATTAAGCATAGCTATTGTCTCTTCTACTTCTTTGTCTTGCTCTTCTTTCATAAGTTCTATATCTTCATCAGTAAGATTATTTGGAAATGTAACCATCTTGTTCTCCTTTGTTGTTTTGTTTTATTATACCTATAAACGACATACAGTCAAGTACAATAAGGGGTTTCCTGCCATTCATCTTTAATACTACAGCAGGTTCTAAGTTAGCATTGGAAATAGATTGATCATAAGAATCATACAATCCTTTCCATGTTTCTTTATTCTTACATTCAATAGAGAATGGGAATAATTTTTGGGCTTTTTCAGATAGCTTGATGTCTATGCCAGACTCTCCCATGATAGCACACCATACATCTGTATCTACTTTTAAGCTAGGGAACGCACCTAGTAGTGCGTCCCTAACCCAGTTTTGAAGCCTTCGCCCCTTGGCTTTTCTACTGCGTACACTAGAAGCCATCATCTACCCTCGGATTATTGACCTCTGTGTACCAAACCCACTTAGGGTTTTTTGCTTGCGATTGCTGTTGTGGCAGCATCTGCAAGTTTTCTCCCCAACAAGGAAACTTGTAAGGGCAGAAACTACATGCCGTACCTAGAACTTTATTGCCTGTCTTTTGTTTTCTAAAGTACTCATCTTCATCTTTGAAACATCTCTTAAACTCTTTGTCTAAAGTTATAGCTCTAATATTATTATCAATATCACTGATTGCCTTCTCTTTGTATTCTTCATCAGCCATTGGTGCCTCTGTTAGCACCCATTCTCCTGTAGATTTATTGATTACAATCCATCCACCAAATGGTTTTTGTCTAGCCTCTGCATACATATAGCCTTGTGCCAGATACCCAAACAAGTCATCATCTGCTACTGCATGAAAGCCACCATTCTCCCCAAACTTATTAGTGAATGACCACGGTGATGCACTTTTGATATCCCATACTTTGTCTTCAATCTCTACATCAAGTGTGCCATTAACACTTACGCCATCTAATTTATATTCTGTCTTTGTCTGCTCTGACTGTACCTCTACACCAGAGGCTTTCATAATTATCATAGCAGCCTGCTCTACTAAGTCACCAAAAAAATTTCTCATCTTAAAATTATATGGCTGTGACTCTCCTTTGATACCTCTTTTCTCCATCTGCAATTGGCATAAAGGTCTTCCGATGTTTGATGCTCTAAGACCAAACTCTTTTTTTCTTTGGTCAGTGAATTGCTTGCGGAATGATTCCATGCAAGCGTCACCAAACTGAGTGATCAAATCATCGGATACCTCAACCGCATCTTTTGATGCAGCCTCAAGAAACACCCTAACTTTTTCTAGGATATCGGAACTCACGAAGCAAGTATCTCCGCTGGATCATCTTCTAGATCTTGCGTTGCTTCTATGATCTTTGCGTCAGCTGTAGTAGGAGATCCCTTCTTAGCACTACGCCAAAGTTCTACTATCTCTTCATTCTCAGTGTCGATAACATCTTGGAAAGATAAGAGAATCTCTTTTTCTTTGTCAGTAAATGTAACCTCGTCTGGATTAACTGATATATTTGATACATAGAATACATTGCTACCTGCTTTCTTCTTCATAGTTTTAAGATCAAGTGTATGATTAAACATCACTTTACCTCTACGTCTGAGACTTTCTATTGCCTCACCAACAGGCTTAAAGTTACTGCCTGTTACTTTCCACAACACAGGTAAATCTTTTACCTCTGCCGTATCTCCTCCTGGAAGACTGCCTTTAAAAGAAACTAAACCATAAACTAAACGATAACACTTTATCGCTTTCTGTTTCATTCTTTCTTCATCAGAAAGATTAGCAAGTTCTTTTGCTGGTATCTTACCACAGCGTACACCACCTTGTATATCTATAGCCTCATCTTTCCAAGACTTAAAGATTATACTTCTGTTACTGTACTCATTCTTTTCTGCATCGTACTTCATGTACTGATATGCATTCATGAATGGTCTAAACGTCACTGGCTTTCCGTAAGCCATGCTATCTAGCTCTGGAACATACACACCGTATGATCCTACTGGTACTTCCGCACCATCATCGTTCTCTGGAAATCTATTTATGGCTAGCTTCGGTAAGAAGTTGCCAGTAGAAGATTTCTCTTGGCCAATCATAGACATGATCTGATCTTGTGATAGACCGTCTATATTAGCTACTTCATTATTAGACATCAAATTGTCCTCCTTTGGTTGGTTTGTTATTGTATACACTATTTTGTGATAAAAGTCAATAAGAATATTGAAGTAAAATTAATAAAAATATTAGTATTAATGCTATAGTATTAAAGATGTATTCAAATGATTTCATAAAGGTATGCCTTTCGGTTGTGATTTTTCTTGCATTTCAAGCCAATTATATCCCACCTTAGTTTCTGTGTCAAGTGGCACATTAAAATCTAAATCATAGTAGGACTTAAGAGAATCTATAACATCAAGAGTAGCACTATCTAATATATCTGCCATAATATCTTCTTCTCCAGGAAATATATCTGCAACTATAGAGTCATGCACTGTATTAACCAATAGGCTTTTAACTTTATGTTCTCTCATTAGGTTATAAGCATTGATACAAGCAATAGGTACTATATCTGCAGTTGCAAATCCCTGAACTGGATAGTTTTTTATCTGTGTAGAATAACTAGATCCTCCCCAAGCCTGTCTTTGTGCATACGGAAAGGCATACTCTCTACCAGATGGGGTCTTAATTTTTTTAAATTCTATCGCACTGCTTTGTAAAGTTTCATGCCACTTAGCTATATCTTTATACTTATCTAAGAATGCTTTGTAATATCTTTTCTCATCTTCTGTGCCAGACATGCCTCCATACAAAGGTTTAAATGTATGTGCCTTTGCATCTTGTCTAGATACTCCTATAGTATCTGCAGTAAACTGATGTACATCTACGCCATCTTCTATATCTTTCATGCCTTGCTTATCTTGGGCTAAAAAAACAGCAGTTCTAAACTCTAGCTGTGAGAAATCTATTTCCATTATCTTTCCCCCCTCAAATCTAGATGTAATTACTTTACGAATAGGAAATGTATTGCCCCGTGGTTGATTCTGAAAGTTAGGATCACGGCTAGATAATCTTGCTGTTGCTGTAACACACTGCATAAACTTAGGATGTAATATGCTATCTTCATTTACATGATCTCTCATACCATTTACAAATGTATTTAGATATGTATCAATTGCATTGTACCTTATAATTAAATCAATAAACTCTCGTAACTCTCCTGTTGATCGTGCAGCTAATTTTTTTAAGGTATCTCTATCTGTTTTAAATCCTCCATCAGCTACCTCAGATACACCTACAGGTGTCTGACCAAAGCCTGCAGTACGATTTAACTCCGTATATATTAGTCCTGTACCCTCGCATGCATCACACTTAGATAAATTTTTATATCTATCACCATTAACTTTAACTCTTTGTATAGTACCATCGCCACTACATTTTTCACATTGAGTTGCCATAGTTTTTTTAATGATAGTTGTATTAAAATTTACAGCGTCTTTAAATTTAGATTTAGAAAAGATAGGTCGTTTCTTTTTTTTCTTAGTGACTTTGTCTATTCCTATATTAAACATCTGTGCCCATTTCTTTTTATCTGTAACTTTTCTAGAATAGATTAGCCAAGATAATTGCTCACCACTACTAGGATTGATAGGAGTATCTCCCATCTGCTCCCATATAATAGTCTTAATCTTTTGTGCTATAGTTCCAAACTCTTCTTTGAATTCTTGTTCAACTAAATCCAAACCAGGTACATCAATGTGTATACCGTTCATCTCCATGTTACCTAACACAGGAAGAAACTCATTCATCATCTTAACAGATTTAAGTAACCCTTTGTTGTCAGCCTTTTTAAAGTCAGCCATCTGTGAATTAAACAAAGCTCTAGTAGATATTACATCTTGTCTACCATACTCATCAATGATATCTATTGGTATATTTTCAAATGATATCTTATCTTTCATATACTGATCTACTGCATCAGACTTTTGAGATATACTTCTACGTTTACAAATCTCTTTTAAAGACAATGGTTTACGCAATCCTCTGAGCAGTACATACTCACCAATCATTGTGTCATATAGCCTGCCATCATATTTAAATCCAGACTCTAGTAGCCATACTAGATCAAACTTAATATTGTGACCAACTAATAGTTTGGTTTTATTTAGTATATCTTGAACTGCTTTATGATTTGTCTGTGTGTCAAACTCTTTGTCATTATGATTAAAAAAATAGTAATCATCATTGACTCCTATACTAACTAAAAAATTATGTGGGTTGAAAGGTAGTGGATCTACCTTGCCATCTACAATTTGAAAGCTAGTCTCTACATCTAATACTGTAATCATACTCTATACCTCGATAGTTGTGGTTCGATATTACAAGTTATCTCTCCATGATAGCCTGATATCTTATTCTTACTTATACACAATACTCTTGTAGTGTCAAGTGAATCTAAACTACCATGCTTACCTATACCTATAATCAAGTCTGCCTCTGCGGCTTTACCTGTCTTAGAGTTTTCCATCATATCAAATGATATGCTTGTCTTACCATGTGCATCTGCTGATGCTTGTGATATAGCTATTACACAACAGTCATGCCTCTTAGCTATCTCTCTTGCTCCTGTATATACAGCTCTAAGTTTCTCATCTGTTCGTGAAAAATTACCAACAACATTTACTTTATCTAATTGATCAATGATAAGTATGTCGGGCTTATGCCGCTCACAATGATTATTGACATCATCAATAGTCCAATCAACAGTATCCATAAGTTTAACATTATCTTTTATATCCTTCCATTTATCTTTTGCAACATCCATGTTGTCCAGTATCTCTTCTTTGGTCATGCCTGTGTGTGCATTGATGACTCTCATTTGTGTTCTTACTGCAGGTTCCTCATTGATTAATGCATGTACCTTTGCACCTTGCGATGCAAAACCTTGTATGCCACCTACTAGATTAACCCAGAATGCAGTCTTACCAGACTCTGGTCTAGCAAATAGTATAACTAAATTACCTGCACCTATACCTGGAACTTGTTCATGTAAACTTGGTAAGTTAAATTCAAACTTAGTTTGTATATCTAAACTGTCCATCAGTTCTCCTATGTCATCTGTTACTGCTTCTTCTTCTTGTACCTCTTCTTGTGTGCCCTCAAGTAAGTCTTTGATATCATTAAAAGATCTACTATGACCATTAAATATATCTGTCGCTACCACTGCTACCTTATGTGCAAGATTCCTTTTATGAACAGCAGTTAAAATATCTGCAGCAACATCTTCACTTGGCTCTTGTTCTTTTCTTATCTCATCTACCATAGACTCAAAGTTTACTCTTGCAGCTCTGGTCAATGCAGGATTATACTTTTCTAAATGTAAATCTATCAGCTCATCTATTGATAGGTCTTGCTGATACTCTTCGTGTGCTTTCTGTATTGTAGTAAAAACATTTCCAAGACCATTAGTAAATGTAGTCTTAGAAACTTTGCTTTTATTATTATCATAAAACTTTTTCTTTAATAATAATTTTATTAGTTGTCGTTCTTGCATAGTATCTCCTTTATCTGTGCTGGTCTAAAGTATTTTAAATCATCTTCCAACAGCACTACCTTTGTTTCTATGTTAGTACTAGACAATTCTTTTGCTATGTCAAATGATTTAGTAGTTGCATCTCTGTCTAATGCAACAATAACTTTCTTATATTTTTTTTGTATGACTGGTATAAAAGAATCTGAAAGACTTGTACCCATGAGTGCAACTCCTACAAAATCTTGGGACACTGCACAAGCAGACGCACAATCTTCAACCACTACGGCAGTGTCCCCCTCACCACAAATAAATGGATAATCTTTTCTTCCATACACATACCATTTAGGAAGTATATCAGATCGTAATGCTCTGCCAACACCACCAATTATTTTATCCGTGTTATCCTTAATCATAAAGACAGCTCTATGATTTTGTGGATCATACCTTATATCTGCTCTGCCTTGATTATATGCATCAGTGCAATTGTTTCTTCCTAAGTATCTAGATACTTGGTGAGTAGAATGACCAACTGTAAAATGCTGTGGCACTTTCCAATCTATCTTATCCTCTGATTTTTTCTTTATCATGTGCGTGATATCCTCCATTGTTTTGTCTGTATCGAGAACTCCTTTAGCAGTACAAGAAGCACTAAAGCAATACCATTTCATCTGCCCACTTTCTTTGGTCAGCTGTAAAGTATTGTTATGAAAGCAAAAAGGACAATCCATTCTTATGGACTGCCCTGTATGTATTGGTATGTTTCTTATTACTTCTGCTTGTTCTCTGTAATTCATGCTTTGCTTATATCATGATTGCTATCTTATGTCAAGTCATTATAGAATGGTATTCGCAATCCCGATTGTACTCTTATGTCTCTCGCATGCACCGAGACCAGGTGGTAGGTAGCGATCCTAACGCTTTCTAAAAGTACAATCGGCATGGCGATTGTGGGTGGGGGTGTCCGTAGGCCGCAATGTTTGAACGGCTTGTGAGTACTCTGACCTGCACCCCCATAATGTGGGGTAGGCAACGACCACACCTACCCCTTGAATACGAACACTACCTCTGTAGCATGCTTAGTGTTTTACTATGCTCGTAATCAATATCATATATTAACACTTCTTTGGCTCTGTGTCAAGTTGTTATATCAAAGTACTAACA